GTTTCTAAGTCTAAGAAAAAATAAAGCTTGACAAAACAAGCAATAGCTGTTATAATAGTACTTATGAGTACTTAACAAGGTATATAAGTTATTAACATTATAATGTATATACATACTAAGTAAGCTTTAATAGTTACTTAGTGTTAAAGGAAACAAGAAATGACGTACCTAGAAGCTGTGAACAGTGTGTTGAGAAGACTAAGGGAAAGAGAAGTGAGCTCTGTCTCTGAGACTTCCTATAGTAGACTTATTGGTGACTTTGTTAATGATGCCCGTAATGAGGTTGAGAATGCTTGGAACTGGTCTTCCTTGCGTACAACTCTTACATTAAACACTACAGCTGATGTGTTTAACTATGAGATGAATGGCAGCAAGAACAACTTCAATGTCATTGATGTGTTGAATGATACAACCAACATGTTTATGTCTTATAAGAGTGGCCAAGAGTTTGACAAGCTGTTCTTAGCCCAAGAGCCTACAGCCAAGGGTGCTCCAACTTATTACAACTGGAACGGTGTTTCTAATGATGGAGATGCTCAGGTTGACCTCTACCCAATCCCTGATGGTGCGTACACTATCCGATTTAACGTGTTGTTGAGAAACACAGACTTAGTTGGTGATGGTGATGACATCATTGTTCCTTCTCGTCCCATTGTGTTGTTAGCCTTTGCTAAGGCAGTTGAAGAACGTGGTGAAGACGGTGGTAACAGCAGTCAATATGCTTTTGGTACAGGCATGAGAGCCTTGGCTGATGAAATTGCATATGATGCTGCACGTAGACCAGAAGACACTATTTGGTATCCAGTATGAGCAAAGAACTTAAATCTGCATCAGTAGGCGCTCCCGGCTTCTTTGGACTAAACACCCAAAGCTCGGGGGCTTTGTTGTCTGACGGATTTGCTCTTGTTGCTAACAACTGTGTCATTGATAAATATGGACGCCTAGGAGCTCGTAAGGGCTGGTCTATGCGTACCACTGGTGGAAGCACTCCTTTGGCTGGTGCTGCCATTAAGAGCTTGTTTGAATATGTTAATGCTGATGGCACTATTGATTATATCAGTGGTGGTAATAACAAGCTGTTTAGAAACGGTGTTGCTGGTGCATTAACTGATGTCACTCCTGCTGCATATACAGCTACAGCTAATAACTGGCAGATGGTGTCTTTGTTAGACCATTGCCTCATTGTACAGAAAAGCCATGAACCAATTGTCTTTACAAGAGAAACAGGAAGCCTATCTGTTGCTAAGCTGGTTAGCCATGTTGGGCATGGTGGTGCTTCCTTTAGTAGCCCCGTCTTTGGTACAGGTACAGATAATGGCCCTAACTGCGCCTTGGCTGCATATGGCAGATTTTGGGTTGCAGGAACAAACAATAACAAAACCACCCTCTATTGGTCAACAGACATAGCTGATGCACACTTTCCTACATTTAATACAGGGGCAGGAAGAAGCTCTGGTAGCATTAATATGTCTGCTAAGCTTCCTAACAACGTTGACGAAATTGTAGGCATTGCTGCACATAACGGCTACATCTTGGTGTTCTTTAAGCAGAACATTGTTATGTTACGTGGTAATGATGATAATTTCTCTGATCCTTCTACAATGTATGTAGCAGATGTGTTGCCCGGTGTGGGCTGCATTGCTAGAGACTCCCTTCAAAAGACAGGCAACGATGTGTTGTTCTTGTCTGCTTCTGGTGTTAGAAGCTTAGGCCGTACTGTTCAAGAGAAGAGTATGCCTATGAGAGACTTGACAGCTAATGTCCGTGATGATGTGTTCTCATACATTGAAGCAACTAACATGGATGAGGTGAGAAGCTGCTATTCAGAGAAGTATGCCTTCTATCTGCTTAGCTTTCCTTCTACTGCTTCTCCTGCTGTCTATTGTATTGACTTGAGAAAGCCTCTGGAAGACGGCTCAGCTCGTATCACTTCTTGGCTAGGCTATCAGGGCTATGCCTTGTTGTCATGCAGAAGTGGTGTGCTGTACGTTGGTAAGGTTAATGGCATTGGTGAATACTTTGGTTATCAAGATAATGGTGTTAAATACACCTTCACCTATTACACCAACCACTTCAACTTTGAGCAGCCTACAACCAACAAGATTGCTAAGAACTTAGGCATTGTGCTTATTGGTGGTGGTGGACAACGTATGGTGGCTAAGCTGGGCTTTGACTTCTCTAACACATACAACTCCTACCCCATTGTCATCTCTTCAGGGCAATATGCTGAATACAACATTGCTGAATATAACATTGCTGAATACAGCTCTGGTGTGTTCATTGAGAATGCTAAGACAGCTGTTGGTGGGGCAGGCAAGACAATACAAATTGGATTTGAAGCAGAAGTGAATGGTGCTCCTTTGAGCATTCAGAAGCTTGATGTATTCGTTAAAACTGGTAAGAATTATTAAGGAGACAACAATTGTCTGATTACACAAAACTCACATCGTTTGACACCAAGGACTCCTTATCAGTAGGTGATCCATTGAAGCGTGTCAAGGGTACAGAGCTGGATGATGAATTTGATGCCATTGCTACAGCCGTTGCTACCAAGGCTAACAGTGCTTCTCCTGCCTTCACTGGCACTCCTACAGGCCCTACAGCTACAGCACTAAACAACACTACACAGCTGGCTACAACAGCTTTTGTACAGACAGCTTTGCAAGTGCTATATCCAGTAGGAACCATTTACACCAATATTGCTGTTAGTACAAACCCTGCTACATTGCTTGGCTTTGGTACATGGGTTGCTATTACAGGTCGTGTTGTTGTTGGTCTTGACTCAGGAGACGCGGCCTTTGATACTGTAGGCGAGACAGGAGGTAGTAAGGATGCTATTGTTGTAAGCCATACCCACACTACGGACAGTCAAGGCAGCGGTACTTTCTACGCAGCTAATCGTAGTGGAATAGCCCCAAGCGGTGTGTTTAGTTTTACTGGTAATACTGCCGATTCTTCTCTTTCAGGTGGTGGATTGACAGGGGATATTAAACAGTATGCTGCAGCAGCTCATTCACACACAGCTAACTCAACAGGCTCATCTGGCACTAACGCTAACTTACCTCCATACGTAGTTGCATACGTTTGGAAACGAACAGCTTAATAAGGAATAAATATATGGGGTTTTTAACAGATACCATCAAGGCCTTCACAGGCGTAGGGGCAGCAGAAGCAGCTGGTCAAGCCAACGTAGAAGCTGCTAAGATTGCAGCAGAAGCAGCTAAGTTTAAGCCATACAGTCTTACAACAGGCTTTGGTAAGGGCTTCTTTGATACAGAGAAAGGCACAGCTGGTTATGACATTGACCCACGCTTAGCAGCCTTTAGAGATCAGCTCTATGGGCAAGCAGAACAAGCTCTAGGACAACTAGGTAGCACCAACCCACAAGCTGAAGCACAGAAATATGTTGATCAGCAAATGGGCCTCCTTGCTCCTACAAGACAAGCAGAAGACTTGGCCTTGCGTCAGAAGATGCTTGGTGGTGGCCGTATTGGCTTAGGCCTGTCTTCAGGCTATGTAGGTGGTGATGGACAAGGCTTGGTTAATCCAGACCAGTTTGGCTTGAACTTGGCTCGTGAGAGAGCTAATGCTGAGATTGGTGCAGCTGGTACACAGTATGGACAGAACATGATTGATAAGCTCATCTCTCGTGGTACAGGCTTGTTCACCTCTGGTGCTGGTATTGAACAGCTTGGTATGATGCCTTTGACTATGGGTGCTGACATCGGCAACAAAGCAGGCGTATCAGGTAACGCTCAAGCAAATGCTTTGTTACAAGGAGGCATGGCTTCTGCTAATGCCAACCTTGCTGGTGGGGTGTCACAAGCAAACTTTGCACAGAACGCTGTTAAGAGTGCTTATAATACTGACTACACAAAGTTTAACAACCCTTTTAGTGGTATGTTTACGTCTGGTGCAGGCGGTGGTGGTTCTGCTTATGGCATGGACGCTGAAACTGCTAAGTTGATTGGTCTTGTTTAAGGAATAATATGGCAAGCGATGTTTTAACACTATTCAATATGCCTTCCTCTAAAGAGGTAGCTAGAAACTATTTGGACAGCCAGATGGTCAGTCCGCAACAAATGGGAAGCCAAGGGCTGCTACAACAAGTAGCTTCTTTAGGAGGCAACGCAGGCACTATGTTAGGCTATGCTGGTGGTAGGCTCTTTGGTGGTCAAGCCCCTCAAGAAGCCCGTGCTAGAGGCATTGAAGAGGCTATGGCTAAGGTGCAAGGCTTAGGCTTACAAGACGATTCAGAGATGTATTCAGCCTTGGCTCAAGAGCTTGGTGCTAGAGGCTTGTCTCAAGATGCTATGCAAGCAGCTCAGGCTGCTCGTAAGGTGCAAGCTGCTCAGAGTCAAATGACCTTGGAAGCTGCTAGAACAGCTAAAGAGAATGCTTTGGCTGAGAGGGCTCTGAGAGATCAACCAGCAAAGACACAGGTTGTTAAAGCTAATGGAAGAAACCTCTTGATTGATTCACAGACAGGCGAGATTGTAAAAGATCTTGGTGTTGCTGGTAAATCAATGGAAGATAGCCTTGCTGCCTTGCCCGGTGCTTTGGCAACAGCTATGGCAGGTGCTCAAGCTAAGAAAGCAGCCGAAGCTGGCGGTACAGATGTGGGTAAGAAGATTGCCGAGATTCAGGGCAAACAGACAGCTCTAGAAGCTGTTAGAGGTGCTCAAGACATCTTTAACAAAGGCATCTACGCTGGTAAGTATGGCCCAACAATGGAAGCACTGGCTGGTTATACTGAAGGCAAGGTTGGCTCAAAAGAAAGACTTGCTAATACAGAAACATTTAGATCATACCTTGGTGATGTTGTTATTCCGGGCTTGAAAGACTTTGGTGGTAGTGATACCGTTGAAGAATTGAAATATTTGCAAGCTGTGTATGCTGGTGATACAACAGCACAGCCCAAGGCATTAAAAAACATGCTGACTAAGGCAGAAGACAAGATTAGTAAGAACATCAAGGCTATTCAGGAGCAGCAGAAAGCTATTCAACAAGGAAACCCACTTCCTACAGAAGCTGTAACACAGCCCAAGGTTAGAACATGGAACCGAGCCACAGGACGATTTGAATAATATGGCAGATAAAAATCAATATGTAAAAGTAGGCAATGAAACACTTGCCTTCCCTTCTGATATGTCTGATGCAGAAATCCAAGCTGTGTTGGCTCAACAGTTTCCACAACAAAAGGCTCCTTCAGGCTTTGTTCAAGGCTTGATGGATCCTGTGTATGGAGCAGGTCAGCTCGTTGGTAAAGTGTTAGAACAAGCCCCAGAAAGTCTTTCTATTATGGGAAGACCTGTAGCTGCTTCTGCTAGAGCTTTCTCCGAGAATGTTGTACCACAAAGAGAAGAACAATATATGGCCCAGCGTAGGGCAGCAGGTGAGGACGGTGTTGATTGGGCACGTATCGGTGGCAACATTGTAAGCCCTGCTAACTTAGCAGCTGGTTATGCTGCTGGAGGTCTCTCTGCTGTACCAGTAACACAAGCAGCGCTCACAGGGGCTGCTCAAGGCCTTTTACAGCCTACAGCACCTACGGAAGACTCTAGCTTTACTGAGGATAAGCTTTCCCAAGCAGCTGTGGGAGGCGCTTTTGGTACACTAGGTGCTGGCCTTGCAAAGACAGCTGGTAAGGTGCTTAACCCTCTGATCACTAAGGCAGAACAGACAATGAAAGACCTTGGTGTTAAACTGACACCGGGTATGGTTGCTGGCGGACAATTCAAAGATATTGAATCAATTGCCGCTGGTATCCCCTTGGTTGGTAAATACATTGCTGATGCTAAAGAAAGAGCTTTGTTTTCTTTTAACAAAGGACTCCTCAATAGAACATTAGGTAAAGTGGATGAAAAGCTTCCTGAAGACGTCATTGGTAGAGATGCAATTGCACACACTGCTGATGTGATTGGTAAGAAGTATGATGAGGTCTTAGGAAAGATTTCGTACAAACTTGATTATCCTTCTTATGCAGGTATCCTTAAAGCAGTTAAGACACCTGTTGCGGGTGCAGATAGAGTTAAAGCTCAAGAAGAGATTAATTCAATCATCTTTGATAGGCTTCCTAAAGATACAAAGATTGACGGTCAAACATACAAGCAGATTGAATCAATGCTCAGAGAGCGTTCTAACAGTTATATGAGGGGCGACCCCGGTCAACAAGATGTTGGTAAGGCTTTAAAAGAAGCAGCCAATGCTATGAAGGAAGGCCTTAAGAAGCAAAACCCAGATCAAACCTCTACATTAAGACGTATTGACAGTGCTTATGGTGACTTGTCTACGATGGAGAAAGCAGCAGCTGCTATTGGTGCTGAGAATGGTGTATTCACTCCTCAAGCATACAAGCTGGCAGTTAAGCAAGGAGACATTTCTAAGAATAAGAAAGCTTTCGCTAGAGGACGTGCTAGAAATCAACAAGAGGCTGAATCGGCTGTTGATGTGATGGTTCCTTCTAAAGAAGCAGGCCTTGAGGGCCGTCTTGCCCTGAGTAACATAGGAGCATATTCAATAGCTTCTAATCCAGCAGTGGCTGGGGCTGCTTCTTTGATTGTCCCTGCTGTTGCTGCTCTGTATTCAGAGAGTGGTGTTAATGCCATGAATGCCCTTATGCGCTCACGTCCTGAGATTGCTAGACAACTAGGTGCTACACTGACTAAGAGAGCTTCTAAAGAAGGCAGCATTACGGCAGCTCAGGTAATTGAAGAGTATAATAGAATGACAAAACCAGAGCCTGTTAGGATTGAACTAAGAGGAATGGCTGTTAACGATTAACATCTAAGCAGACATAAGAAGGCCCCAATTAAGGGGCCTTTTTTGTTATTCTAAATCGTAGAAGTCTCCGATGTAGATTGATATGAAGGGTAGCTTGATGATGACACCAGAATAGGCAACAAACTCATCTTCTCCTTCCTTCTCTCCTTCAATGATGTGGCAGATGTCTTCATTGAATTCAATGTCAAGGCCAATACCTTGTCTAAGTTTAATTACAATCATGTCATCTCCATATGTGGCATTGAACGAACCTGTGGGAACTTAGCACGGAAGTCTTCCTGTGTCATGTCCACTCCTACAACAACCTCAGAGAAGGGTTCCCCCTCCTTTGTAAGTCGTTCTTTGAGCTGCACACATGCTGGACAGTTTTCCTTGCTATAAACGATAATTGTTTCCATCTTTTCTCCTTAAGCGTGACAAGCTACACATTCACCAGAGCTGGCACTAACGCCTGCCTTGGTACGTACATAATATAAGCTCAAGATGTTAGCATCTTTGAAGGCATACTTATGAACAGCACTGATATATTCTTCTGGATCATCAGCACCGAAGAATAAGTTAATTGACTGTCCTTGGCAGAGAAGACGCTGACGCTCTGAAGCTTGTTGCAACAAAGCATATTGATCAATCTCAAAGGCTGTCAAGAACACCTTCTTCTCTGCATCAGTGAGCCAGAACAAGTGTTGAACAGAGCCGTCATGACTAGCAATGTCTAACAACGTCTCACGGCTATACACACCTTCACGCTTCATAATCTCTAGCAGCTCAGGCACTACACGGATGGTTTCACCTCCTGCACCTTGTTGTACAAAGACATTACCAATGAAGGGTTCAATCCCTTGGGATACTCCACCCATGAGTTGGGAGGTTGACATTGTAGGTGCAACAGCCAATCGGTGAGTGTTTCGCAGCCCAAGTCCTTTACAGTATTCAGGTTCACCAAGAGTGGTTGCGAGGTATTGGCTTGCACGTTCAGAGTCCTTGTTAAGCTGTTTAAAGATGTCGATGTTAAGCTTACGAGCCTTGTAGTCATCAAAAGGAATCATTTCCTTATGCAACAACGAATGCCAGCCTAACACACCTAAGCCCAATGCACGGCTCTTCTTGGTGCTTGCAATGGCCTTCTCAAAGCCTCGTTTCCCCTTAGCCATAGACAAGAACTCACTGGTCACACAGTCGAGGAACACAGTGGCAACAAACACAGCATCTGTGTCTTTCCACTCACGGTATTTCTCTAGGTTCATAGAAGCCAAGATGCATG